CGAAATATGAGAAATATGTTCGCGAAGGAGTGGCAGGCCACAACGGATTCTTCCGCAAACGTGTCAAGGTATGGTCGGTTGTACGTTAGGAACCAGCGGCTAGGGTGGCTTACTGTTGCGCTTTGAATAACTTGCGCAAATTGAGCAAGCCAAGAGACGACATCGTACTCAAACCTACCCACCTAACTAAGCTTGCTTGCCAACAGCGCAAAGCAACGTACTACCTGAGGCCGCTGTATGATGAATATGCATACACGCCGCAGACGACCAACCAAAACTGCCACCACAACGTCTTCGTAGCAGCATGCAATCGACACTATTGCCCAGTGCCTATTATAACACCAAAGGGCAAAGCGGCTTATGAGCGAGCGTTTGCTCGCTTGAAGAAATTAAGCCGCAAGAGCGGAGTCGCACCAGGCACCATACCCATCTGGACGGAAGATGAGGTTTTGGCCACGCGAGCCGCAGCCAAACGCAAGATTTATGCAGATGCGTATGCTAGCTTGAAAATCAAGGAGCTAGATTATACTGACTGGAAAGTCGATGCATTTGTTAAATTTGATCATGGCCCGATGTGCGATTGTGATGCAAAAGCGCCGCGACTTGTACAACACAGAAGTTCGCGATACACAGCTGCAATTGCTAGGTTTCTAGCACCAGTTGAGAAAGCATTGTACACCATCAAGTTCAACGGCTTACCCATGTTTGCGAAAGGCATGGATAGCAGGAGTCGAGCTAAAGCCATTGTAGATATGTCAGGATACCAACGTGTCCTTATGGGCTTAGATCATTCACGCTTTGACAGTCACTGTGTGACTGAATTGTTACAGTTGGAGCAGCGCTATTATATGTGGCTGCACAAGAACAACGGCGAGTTAGCTTCTTTGCTTTCTCGCCAGTTAACAAACAAAGTGTATGGCCCAGGTTACAAATGGACCGCCCCTGGTGGGCGGATGAGCGGCGACTTCAACACATCTCTCGGTAACAACGTAATCAATGCATTGATTTATCTTGCTTGGTACGAGGAGATGGGCTGTTTGGACGATGGTTACATTTTGCTAGACGGAGACGATGGAGTGGCAGGTCTGCCTGAACGTATAACGGACTATAAGAAAGAAATTCTCACCGAACTAGGCATGACCACCAAATTCGACAAACCTGTTTTCCTCCCCGAACAGGTGTCTTTCTGCCAAACAAGGCCTGTAGCTATGACTGTGGATGGCAAAACACAGTGGCGAATGGCAGGGGATTACCGAAGAGCTATCTCTCGAATGCCGCTTACAATTCGGCGTTTCATCGGAGAGGGATGGTTCGATTATGGCCGCTCTGTAGCATTGTGTCGAGCTATTTTGGGCGATGGCCTTCCGGTTTTATCAGTATTGGGTGACGCATTAGTGCGCCACTTTCCGGGAGGCACGCGTGAACGCATCGGAAAAGATGCTGAGTTACATCGAAAGATAATGCTAGAACAGGATTGGAGAGGAATTGCGATTTCTGATCAAAGTCGCGCCTCGTTTGCGATCGCTTACGACATTTCCCCCGATGAACAAATACGGTTGGAAGCTTGTATCGCTGCACATGACTGGTCTGCACCCACGCGACAATTAAGGTCGGGGATTCAAAGCGTAGTCGACCTACTACCAACTGAACCCTAAATCCAGAAATGGAATCAGACACCCAACAGTTAGTCAAGGAACTGGAACGCCTTGGCCTGACGCCAGCAGACATTACTGGCCCATACGCCTGGACAGCAAAGGCGCTAAATCCCGCTTCTAACGCGGGTCCCGTGGTCGATGGAATACCAGATCACGAGGCAGCAGACAGTTTGAAAATGCATTGGAGACAAGTGTTCGACATTAGCTCTGGTAGCCTACCAACAGCGTTAGGCCCAAATGCCACATGGGAGTTGGATATGTTGATGTTCGAAGGCCCAGCAATCCTTGGAGCCTATCAGATCCGCGAGAGTGGCAATCCAGCCAACTTTTTCAACGGGTGGATAACGAATGCCAACTACAACTTCTTTAATGCCGCATCACCATTGGGGCCGAAGACGGTAGCAGCCGTAGGCCCAGATAGCGGTACTTTGCTAATTGATCAACAGTCTCAATTTCAACAGGACTTTGTCCAATACCGTGCGTTGTATGCAGGGCACACAATGCACTTTGACGCGGCCGCTCTTACGAACCAGGGCCGGTTGGTTGCAGGGCAAAGTTCCAATGCATGGAGCACAAAGGGTTGGTCGGGTACATCATCAATACCCATACCCGGGGCAGGCGGTGATACGCTTGTCTCGGTCACTGCAGCATCAGCAGGCATTATGTCCTGGGGCAATGCGTTTGTCACTGGACCGACCGGCCAACTGCAGAGTACGATCGTACCAACCTATGAAAACACACTTCAAACCTCTATTGCAAGTGCGACGTGGACAAGCAAGGACGGGTTTTATATCCCCTTGCGTTATGAGAACCCCAATTTGTCATATAAGGGCACAATGCAGTCACAACCAGCAAGCACATACAAGCTCTACCATCCGTGGGGCGCGGCTAACACTGGTGACTTCATCCCTTCGCAGGTTGGAGGAACTCAATACTATCCTTATCCACATGCCACCAACATGCGTGCTGGCACTGCTTGCATTAAAGGTATTGCTCCAACTACAACTCTCTCGCTGAAATCGTTAGTGGGCTTTGAGCTCACTGTTCCCCCTGGCACCGGATATTCGGCACTGCTTACGAAGACTGCCGAACCCAGCAACGCTGCAGTTGAGCGGTACTTCGTCTTACGGAGGCAACTCGAAGACGTCTATCCCGCAAAGTACAACGACAAAGAGCTGCTGCAGAAGATCATCAATGGTATCGGCACGACTGTGGGCGACATTTTGCCGGAAGGCAAGTGGAAATCCCTCGTATCGATGCTCACTCCGATGGTCTCAGGTGCTGTCGGTATGGCCACGGGGAAGGGAGGCAACAAGCGCATCCAAAGCATCCAATCTGCCAAAGATTTGGAAGAGAAGATTGATGCCGCGCCTGTTAGCAGCAACGGCACACGTCGCTTTGGCGGCGGCGCTCGCGGTGGCGGCAGCCAAGGCGGCAAAGCCAAGCGAGGTGCAGGCGGTAGAGGAAAGCCACGCGGTGGCCCAGTTGGTCGCGTCGTAGGAGGCGCGAAACGTGGGCTACAGGCGGTCGGCAGCTTGATCCGCAAGTAACCGAACATCCCAACGATTACCTAGATGGCTTTGTGCGCGGAACCAGTCTAGTGTATCTTCATGTAAGGAAACCGCTTATTATCTTGGCTTAGCAACC